TTGTGCAGCATTGCTTGCTTCTAACATTTCTTTGAACATAGCGCTCATTCTACTCATGCCAGATAACTCTGTTATAGCATTAAATATTCCATATCTTGGATCTTGAACTTCTCCTAATAATTCTCTTAAAACTTTTGGCGGTATATCTGCATCTTTCATAATTTGTTTTGCAAAATCTTCACCTTTTACATCCGATATTGTTTTTTTAACGTAGTTTGGATCAGCTAAACCTCTTCTTGATTTTCTAGCTTTTACACCGTCCTCTAAAATTCTATCTACAATATTTTTTGCATCTTCATAATATTTAGTGCTATTAGGATCAAATGTTATATCTTTGTTTGCTTCTGCTATTTGTTTTCTAAAAAAATCTATTGATCTAATCATAGATTCATCAGTTGGTTTATACTTACGAAACACACCAAGAATTGGTTGTTGTTCAAAAATTTTGTACGTGCTTTTTGTTAAAGTTTTTATTCTATCTTGTAATATATTTTTTAATTCTTTAGAATTTAAATTACCTGTGGCCTCTATTAATCCGCCTATTTTAAGTCTTGACTCGTCTATTGTATCTATAATATTTTTTACAGTTTTTTCGTCCACACCTTTTTTTGCAAGATCTTTTATAAAAGTGTCTGTTTTTTTAGGGTCTGATAATTTAGTTAAATCACCATCAAATAATAATTCATTTAATTCTTTATAAAATTTATCTTTTTCTTTAGTTGTTAAAGATCTATCTAAAACTTCTTGCATTTGAGGAAACGCTCTTGAAATACCTCTATCTAATTGTTTAATAAGTTCTGTGGTCCTGTTTAAATCACTTGCCTTAAAACCCTCCATGACTTTTTGTGAAGCAAACAAAGATTTTGTTAAATCTCCTTCTGGAGTAAACGCAGTTACTATTTTACCTAAAAACCTGTCTAGTCTTGAATTACTATAAATAAGTTCCTGTCCTCTAGTTGCCATGGCTTTTGCTGATTTACCTACACCTGCAACAAAAGGTGTTAATAACAAAGATTCACTACCAAATTTAAATCTATTCATTAATTTTCTAGTAGCGTCTTCTCGACCACCTTCTAATGCATATACATCTAATTGAGTTGGTCCTCTATCAAGTATGTCACCAAAACTACCTATTTCTTCAACGTCAGCAACAAACGCTTCTCCTGTTGCGCCTCCGATAGCACCTACACCAAACTTTGCATAACCTGCTTTTTTATTTAACTCATCAGCTATTTGTCTTTGTTTTGTTAAATTTTTAGAACCAGCACTTACTAATTGACCTGCTTTTTTTGCATCAAAATATTTTTGTGTTAATCTACTAGCTAGTTTAAAACCTGCGGTCCCTGGCACACCTATTTGAACTAGTGTTTGCACAAGTCGACCTACACCATTTTGTTCAGCAACCTCCTCAAATGGGTTTAACTTATCAAAAAACATTTCTACTGATGCAGCCGTATTTGTATCTAAACCTAGATCAATTAACTCTGCACCTAATGAAAAAGCTCCTTCAACAACTTTAATACCTCCAGATGCTATACCTGCAAGACCTGCGGTATACCAGGATGCTTCGTTGTTTTGTTCTGCTGGGATGAGCGGTTGTAGTGCCATTTACACTCCTATGCTATTGGATCGTCTATACTTAAACCAAAGTCAGATGGTGGTAATTTTTTTCCTTCTTCTCGTTCTTCGCCAATGCTTACATCAGGTAATTTTATTTCAGCTATTGTTTTAAATTCATCAAAGTAAACTTCACCATTTATTATTTGTATATATTTATAATTATCATCAAAAGGGTCATATACAAACTTACCATTTAATTTACCCAATTGTTTTTTACCTAGTGATGAGTTTACTAAGTCTTTGTCTCTAACATCAAAAGTTAAAACACCACCATATCTAGGACCAGTAACTTGAGTTCTTAAATCATCAGCTAACGTTGTTTCAAATTTACCAGCTCTTTCTGCAACTAAAGGTGGTAAATCTGCTTCTATAAATGAACTAATAGAAAGGTTTAAAAGATCATCATCTGATTTCATAGATGCTATTTTTTCTCTAGATTCTATGTCTGCTTCTTGTAATTCTTTTTTAAACTCTTGGCCTTTTTCTCTTTCACTCGTTATGAAAGCTCTTTCAGCTGCTGTTTTTGCTCTTTCCATTTGTCCTGCTTGTAAAACGTTAAATGGATCTTTTGCAGCCGTTGCAGCTGTTTGAAATATATTACCTGTTGGTGGTGTAGATAAAAGGTTTAAACCAAAGCTAGTTAAAAAACCAGGCACACTTCCGGGCATAAAATTACCCATAGCATATGGATTGGATCCTTGTTGATATTGTTTTCTTGGTTTATCTAGTCCTGATGTAATACCAGTTCCTGCAGAACCACCTATTCTAAACATTGGTCTTTTTAAAATTCTATTCATTAACTTGTTGTTCCTTGAAAAGGTGTTGTAAATTTACCTGTTAATCCTCCATAAATACCAGCAAGTGTTGTACCAACTCCTAAAGCTGTTTGTAAAGGCGTAGGATTAGGCACGTTTGTAGATGAGAATTGTGCAGGGTATCCACCCATAATTCCTGTTACTTGTGAAGCGTACCTATCTAATTGTTCTTGTGGTAAGAATGTTGCTTGTCTCGTTGCTTCTCTTTGTGCATCAAGAGTTGCTTGTTGTTGCGCTTGGTTCAGTGCGCCCAACTGACCTAAACGTGAAATATTTTGTCCTGCTACTTGTCCTGCTTGTGCTCCTAATTGAGATTGAAATCCACCCAACCCTTGTTGTTGTGCAGCTAATGCACCCCTATTTGCAATATCTTGTTGTCTAGCTTGCATTGCTTGTCCGAATCCTTGTTGCAAGAGACCGGCTTGTAATAAAGCACGTTCTCTCGCAGCCCCTGTGCCAAACTCTGCGAGTTGCACTCCCGCTCGACCACTGCCGAGCGCACCCAAAGCTGCTTGTTGATCTCTGATCTGTTGTTCTTGTATTTGTTTATTACGGTCAAATTCTGCTAATGTTGCATCAATAACTTGTGTTTGAAAAGGAGACATAAATTGTTGCACTTGGGTCGTGGTTGGTGCTCCAAGTTGTACTCCACCTAGTGTTGTTGCTGCATCTGTTGCTGCTGTCTGTGCTTGAGTTAAAAACGGTTGAAATGCTGCAAGCCCTGTTGTTCCTGCTTGTGATTCTGCTATTGTTTGTGCTCTTTGTTGTAATGCATCTTGCGCTGCAACTTGTGGCGCAAGTCCAGTTAAACTTTGTTGTCTTATTTCAAACGCTCTAGCTGCATCTTGTCTGGCTTTAAAAGCATCTGCATCTTCACCTGGTCTTTGAGATATACCAGCTAAACCTGTGGTTACTACGGGTACGCCTGTTTGTGCTACTACCTGTGTTGCTAGATCTTTACCTAGATCTTCAACAAATTGTGCGGGTAATGTTCTTGTAGTTGTAACAGCCATTATATAACTTCTCCTAGTCTTTGTGATGTTTGAAACATTTCTCTAGCGCCTTTTAATCCTTGCGATTCTTCAGATACATCACCTCCGGATTCGAGGTTCTTCATCATGTTATACATAACTTCAGCCCCTTTGTCCACATCTCCATCGCCTGCATTTCTAACAGCATCAGCCGTAAATACAAACTCATTCTTTGATAATCTTGCAGGGACATCATCTGCCTTTTCCATACGTCCTATTGGCACAAAGCCACCTTCAGCTCTTAAATCCATTTCTTTACCACCCATATCTAGTAATGGCATAGTCTTTTTAGCTACAGGTTCTTTTTCTATATCTCCACCCTCAGCTGCAAATCTTCTAGGTATAAAAGCATATGGATCTTTTCTAATAGCCTCTATATCTATACCTTCTCCTCTGTAAGTATCCTCATCTTCATCTTCATCCTCTGGTTTTGGTGTCATGAAATATGATGCTAATGTAGGTAGACCAATGGCTCTTAAAGCAGACATTTTACCGCCAGTGCCAAAAATACCAGAAAAAGGTACAAGATTACCTTTTGCAGGATTTCCTAATAATTTTTCTCCACCGAATAAAATATTTTTTGCACCTGCTCTAGTAAAAATTGCAGGAAAATTAGCTGCAACCGAAGTTGGTGCGTAAGTTCCTAATTTAAATAAACTTCCCATTCCACCACCAGCTGCCAGTGATCCTAGTCCTGCTGTTCCTGCATATAATAATGCAGCTTTACCTACTGGTGACTTTGCAATTTTTTTAACTGTTCTTGTAACTTTCTTAACAAGTTTACCTAAACCATACATCTGTCTTGCAGATTCAAAATCAAACTCTCCACCTACAACTGTGTCTGCTATACCACCTTTATTAAATAATCTGTATGCTTGTCTATTTTCAAATGGATTACCACCAACACTTGCGTAATAGTCTTCTTCTTCGACGGGTGCTGATGCTTGTGTTATAGGTATAAAAGGCTGTGCTCCTCCATCTCCTTCTTGTCTAAATTCATCTGGATATGAAGCTTTGTATTGATTGGGTGCAAATTCTTTCATTAATTCTTTTGTTGATGTTTTTGAAGAATCAATACTTTGTAACAAACCTATTTCTTTAGATAAAGACTGTAATTTTTCTTTCGTAACAGGTCCACCCATTTTTGGGCCTACTATGTTCGCTAAAGTTCCAAATGTACTAAACCCTTTTACTGGAGTAAAAAAATCTATTTGTCTTTTATCAGCTAAAACATCATCTATTGTTTTATCGCTATATAAATCAGTCATTCCTGTAATACTTGGAGCTTGATCAATTAAATCGTCAAATGTTTCAAGTGGATCATCATACGCTGGATTAATATTAAGTAACTCTAAACCAGCCGCTATTTTATTTTTTCTTTGGTTTATATATCTATCAATCGCTTTTTGTTTAGTTCCTATATTATAAAGATTCATTTTTTCTACAAAAGTTAAATCCTTTTGTTTGGCGTATCTGTTTCTAACACCTTTTGCTATTTGATTTGCTTCTTGTAAAGTTTTTAAATCATCTGTGTCTTTTATTCCAGCACCTGCGGATATGGCTCCCGCACGAAAACCTCTTGCCTGAGCGTCTGTCATACCTGCAACTCTTTCTCCTCTTTCTGCAGCACTTACATCCTCTCCAGAAAAACCTCCAACTGGACCGTCTTTATCACCTGCACTATCTAACGACATAATGCCTTCTGGACCTTCATTAGGTCCATCTTTCAAAGATCCATGTATATCTTCTTTTAATAGTAATTTTTTTTCAGCGTCTGTAATATAAGCTAATTCTGTTGCTGGTTTGTTAGGACCAGACTTCCATTTTATAGGTACATTAGAAACAGTTTCCTGTTCACCAAGGTAGTTTTTTACACCACCTTGCATAGCAACGTTACCGTCTTTTAACATCTGTCTAACTTGTTGTGCTCTTGTTATGGCCATTTGTCTATCTTATTTTGTTTTAGAAAAAATATCAAGTTTTGGCATTAAAACTGTAACATCTTTTCTTATATCAGTTTCTGGAATATTCTTAGATTTCCACTCTTCATCACTCATATATTGTTCTCCAGTTTTAATATTTGTTATTTTCTCTATTATTTTATCTGGATATATTGTTGGTATATCTTTCATTATGTAACCTCCCTTGGTTGAATTTCTAATATAGAAGCTATTACAAATAACTCATTTGCTTGAGCTGCCTGTACTTTTAATGACTCACCCTCTTCTATTATTAATGGATTTGTTAATAGTTCTAATGTTTCTTTAGATCCTACAGCTTTATCTTTGTATATGTTAAATATGGCTCCGCTAGCGTTTACTAAAGTTACAGTTAATGTAGTACCCGACCCAGCATCTTCCGTTGCTAATAATGATTTAACAATAGATGTTTTAGCTGTTGGCACAGTATACAAAGTTGTTAGGTCTGTTGTAGTTAAATCTACTTTTTTATTTATAAAACTATTTGCCATTAATTTAAAAAGAAGTTTTGAGCTTCTACCTCCTCTTTTAGTTCTTGTTGATATGTTGTATTTAATTTTACAATAACACCATCTAAGTCTCTAGTCTGTGCTTCGGCTACAGTATAGTCATATTCTACACTAGGTCTTGTTAATACTTGCACTATTTTTGCCATTATCTTCTTCCATCTGGTTGTATATCTAATCTAAAAGTTCCAAGTTTCCAACTTTGACTTACCGCTGTGTTTTCTATTTTAAGAGCTATCGCTCTGGCTCTTGCCCTAGTATCAACTTTTAGTGTGCTTGATGTTATATCAAATGGTCCTAAAGATGAACTTGCTTGTGAGTCATTTGGAAAATTTCTTAATTGTAATGTAACTCTTGTAGTCCCTGTTTGTGTTATAAAATCAGGAATAAATCTTCTTATCTTCATTAAAAATTCACCATCTCCTCTTATATCAGCCACGCCTGTTGACTGACCTGTGATTCCTCTTCTTTGACTTATGTCAAAATCTCCTGATGATATATTAGATAGTATAGCAGTTATCGTTCCATTTCTATTTTGGTCTGTTCCAACTTCGTGTTCATAGTAAGCTGTTCTACCCTCAGTATTTCCAATAACATCAAAAGATGCATCATTACCAGCATCATAATCTAATGCATGTGGTTGACCAAATACTGCAGAATCTTTCCACATAGTTCTATCTAAAGTGCCAACTGTCCATACTGGTCTTTGTGGAGATGAATCAAAATAATTATATGTAACACATTTATTAACTACATCTGATGTAGACGATGGATAAAACCAAATTACTTCACCAAATAAGTTATTTAGTCCTGCGGACACCATTTGGTTACCAGATAATAAATTTATATCATCATAAACAAAATCTTCAACTAAACATGGTAAAGATTCTAGTCTACCAGCAAATCTAAAAAAACCATTTTCTGACATCCAATAAGCTGCACCATCAACTTCCACACATGCGTTCTGTCCAACTAATCCACAGTTAGTTCCTACTTGTGAGAAAGCAAACGTAAACGGCGAGCCAACAAAACGTTGTGTAAATAATGCAGTATCTGTCCAAACATAAATAGCATCTCTACCTCTAATAGCTCCCATGATCCGTGATCCATCGGCCAGTCTTTGTGTACCAGCTGTATTAGTTGCTGTTGGTGTGTATGTATTAATATCTTCTTGGTCCGAGAATCTAATAAACATATCGTCTTGTGTCGTAATATCTCCAATAGTTGTTTCTGTTCCAAAAAATACTAAGTGACGGTCTGGAGTAGATACAACCATGTGTCTTGATGCTGTTGGTGCACCTGTAATAATTGAAGCTCTTGTCGTAGTTGCGTTACCTAAACTAGAGTCCCAAGAAAAAACAGCACTATCATGTATTAAACAAATAGCTTTATCACCAAAGTTATCTATAGACCACATACCAGGGTCTAATGCTAAACCTTCCGCTGTTTGTTGGTTCCAAGCTCCAAAGTCACTTGTGTTTGTTACAGTTGCTCCAGTTGAGTGTGAGGCCCTTGTCGTTCCTCTTACTGCTCTTGTAATACCTGTTAAATCATTACCTGAAACTCCTGTATATGATATTTCTTCAGTTCCTACTTTTATAAAATTTGTTCCGGTATCTGGAAAACCAACTGTGCTTGTTAACGTTATTGAAGTTCCTGAACTTCCAGTTCCAAATGCATCATTACCTAAAGCCCCGTTTAATGTTGTGGTAATCGCATTTGATGCTTGTCCACCCCATGATCCAAGACCCCAGCCATATCCTTTTTCTTGAACCGGTGTACCAACAGGATAATAGTGTTGCACTCTAATACCTCCAGATGTTGTAGCACCAGACCCAGATTCATTAGAAGGCATAGTTATCGTTAATGTTGCTGATGTAGGAGTAGAAGTTACCATAAATTTTTTATCGTCAAAATCAGAAGATCCAAAATTAGATCCAGTTATTGTAGAAAAATTATCTAATAAAATAATGTCTCCTGTAGATATACCGTGTGAAGTGCTAAAAGTTATTGTAACTTCTGGTTGTCCATTGGTTGTGCTAAATGCACTTGTAAGAGTTGTTGTAGTTTTGATGGGGTGTATGTCATAAAATACACCGCCTGAAAACGCATATAAAATACGATTAGTCCCTATTATAGCATATCTTCTTGATTGACTGTTAATAAAATGATGAAGACCTCTACCAGCACCAGTTAATTCATTTTCATTCACGTTTCCCAGCTGATTCCAGCCGCCTATTTTTTCAGGTATACCGTATCTAAATCTAACATTATCACAGTCTATCCACTGCCCTTCGGCCCCTGTGGCTGTAATTTGTTTATTTATTCCTGGTTGAAATCCTATTTTTTGCAACATGCATCATTCCTTAACATACTTTTTATGGTTTAGGTAGACGGCAGTTTACTTGACTTTTAGGCGTTTATCAATATATAATGATTAAAGATGAAAGACGTAAAAGACGATATTATTAAAGATTTAGAGTTAAAATTAGACATGGCTGAACAAGTAAAAGTGTCAGAGGTTCAGTTTAATACTGATCTTAAAGATCGAATAGAAAAGCTAGAATTGCATATCGAAACCTTGTTAAAGGTTAATGAATTCTTTAGACAAAAAGTATTAAAGTATAAGTCTATTGTTTCTAAGTTAACGAAATAAAATTATAATACCCTGTAATTAAATACCTAATTTTATTCTGAGGACAAGGTTGACCTCTGTGAGTGTGAGTAAAATAAGGTGGAAATAGAACAGCTTTACCTGCTTCTGACTCTATTGTTTCTCCACTAAAAAATTCTGTGCCACAATTATGGTCGCTTAAATAAAGTTGAAATACCATAACTCTTGTAGCATAGTCACCACAATGTTCTGAGTGCCATTTGTTAAAATAATCACCTGGTTTAAATTTTTTAAATCGTAAAGAAGTCATTGCCCATTTATCCTTTGTTAAGTTTAACTCTGGGTAATAAGAACAATACTTTTGAACCATATCTAAAGCTTCAGTAACAATTAATTTTTGAATTTTTTTATCTTTAATATCTTTAAAGCTATAATTAGAGTCTTTATTGTTGTCTGTTATTAAACCCTTATCTAAAGCTTTTATTAAAGTTTTACATTTAGTCTTTGTAATAAATTGTTTTTTAACAGCTATAAAATTTTTTTTCATGTTATAAATTTAAAAAATTAACATACCCTGTTACTAAATATCTTGTTTTATTATCAGGGCACTTTTGTCCTCTATGTGTATGAGTAAAATAAGATGGAAATATAACAACTTTTCCTTGTTCTGATTTTACAACTTTTTTATTATAAAACTCTGTGCCACATTTATGAGAGCTTAAATATAGTTGTATATTTAAAACTCTAGTGGCATGATTATAACTATGTTCTGAGTGCCATTTTTCAAAATGTTTTCCTGGTTTAAATTTTTTAAATCTCATATGTGTTAATGACCATTTGTTTGTAGTAAAATTAACTTCAGGAAATGCATTTATATATTCATTCCACAAAGGAAAAGTTTTGTTTTGTATTTGATTAAAAATAGGAGTGCCTTCTAAATCAAAACACTCATAACCATATTCTTGTTGTTCTGCTTTTTTCACTTTATCTTTCAGTTCTTTAATAAGTATATCACACTCTTCTTTAGATAAAAAGTTGTTTTTCTCAAATATAAAATTATTGTGCATAACTATACCAACCAGTGGTTATATATTTAATTTCTTTAGAAGAGGGAACACCTCTATGTGTAAATGTCCAATCAGCTGGCCAAATTAAAGTTAATCCTTTTTCAGGTTTAATTTTTAAATTTTGATAAAAAAATTCTGTTTCACCACCTTCTTTAATATCATTTAAATAAGTCATAAAAACTAAATGCCTACGACAAGACTTTTCAGTAGCTCCTGATCTTTCATAATGATATTCATGAAATGCTCCTTTTTTAGGATACTTTTGAATATTCCAATTTTCATAAATACTCCATTGAGTATGCATCCAGTCTGCATAAACATATTTTTGTTTATATTTTTCTACAACTTTAGATAATGTTTTTAAATACTCCTCTGGAACTTTATCTTTAATTACTGGTGATAAACTTAAATCTATAGAGTCTTTTATGTTCTTATACACGCCAACAACTCCTTTTCTATTACATGTGCCTCTAATAAGTTTTTTAGATTTATTGTGATATTTAATTAAACTATTACAAATTTTTTTGTCTATATACCACCCTGCGATAAAATTATTTTTTTTGTTGTTTTTAAATTCTTTCACGTTGCCTGCTTTGGATAAAAATTAAAACTTAATCCATATCTAGATTTATCAGTAGTATTTCTATTATTACCATGCATTAAAAAACTAGAAAATAAAACAAAGTTACCCGGCTCAAATTCTAAAGTTTCGTTTATGTCACTAAAGTATAATGATTGACTGTGTTTATTTAATGCAATTGCACCTGATACAAAAGCCGGTAAGTGTTGATGTTTTACAGTGTAATCAGAAAAAGATTGTTTAAACCCCCATGCATCTTGTAAAAGATATCGATTACATTCTTTAAAATCAGTCGCATCTATTAAATCAAACATAGGTAATAATACCTTAATAAAGTTTTTATCATTTATAAAATATTGATACGAAGTCATGCCGCTAATAAGATTAGTTTGATAATTTTTGTTACTTTTTTCTTGTATTCCTTGTTCTATTTTATTTATAAAATATTTAGTGTCTAGTGACACCTTTCCCTTTACAAAAAAGTATTCTCTTTTCATTTCAGACTTTATTAATTTATTTATTTTCATAACATTAAAAAATCACTATCTTTGTCAGAGATAGAAATTTCTTTTATAGAGGGCAATCCTAAATGTAACCGTCCGTCATATTTTAAACTTCTTTCGTTTTTTTTATTGTAATGTAAAAAAACTTGAACACAAGATTTCCCTTTAAAAGCTTCTCTCCAATGTTCTAAATCACAACCAGAATATATTAACATATCTCCTTGTTTTAAATCTATTTTAATTCCTTTTTTATTTTGTTTTTCCGTAGGATCTAAATATATAGGCCAAGAGTCTCCGCCTAAATTTAAAGTTGTAGATATTTCACAAGAAGGTCTATCTTTATGTCGTCTTAAAATATCTCCTTTTTTATACACACGACAATAAGAGTATGTTTCTATTAATTTTAATCCTGTTTGTTTTTCCATTAAAGGTTTTATATTTTTTAATAAAGTATCTGTAGCTGGGTCTCCATACATATTAAACGTTCCTTCTACTTGAGTATCTCCAATAGCACCATAAGTTGGATGTATTTTATTTCCATTGTTTGCTTTAGTAACAGTTTCAGCAACTTTTTTCTTAAGAATTAAATAGTCTTTTACAAAATCTGCTACTTTTGTATCTATTACTTTTTTTACAACTAAATATTTATTTTTTTTAAATTTATTCACGGTCTGCCCTTATCTAATACTTCAAAATCTAAATTTAAAGTTTGTCTAATGCCCTTTGGTTGAGGGTAGGCTCCATGTAATATATGAACAGGCATAATTATTAAAGTTCCTTCTTCAGGTAAAAAATTATTACAGGTTATTTTATTACCGTCTTTTAAAAAATAATAAAATTCTCCTGATTGATGTAGATTATTTGTTGGAGGCATTTTTAAATATAAAACTGTAGCTAAATGGTTTGTTGGTTTATTGTGCCTGTGGACTAAATGATAATTATTTTCTTGGCCTATAACCGTCCATGCTGATAGTAAATTATATTGTTTATTATCTAATTTACAAAGTTCACTTTTAATTAAATTAATTACTTTTTTAAATTTAGATCTTTGATTAAATAAATCAAATTGTTTACAGTTAAAACCTCTGGTACTTTTTAGTGCTACATCTACTTCAATTCCTACAATATCTTTCATAATAAGTTTTATAGTGCTAATATCTATTTTAGTTTGTACTATCCAATCTTTATTCATAATCTGTTACTAAAGTATACCTTGGTTTTTTAATTTTTTCTGTAGGAAAAACTGCATCATGCACAATAGTGCCCTCAAAAATTAATATAGAATTTTCGTGCCCTGGAATAATTATATCAACATTATTATCTACTAACCGTGTCCCTAAAGCATAATTATGATTACACACATAAAATATACTTGTGTATTTATTTTCTGGATGTTTGTGTAAAAATTGTTTTTGATTCTTAGTTACTTTTAAAGCCCAACATTTGTATAATTTATCTTTGCCGATATCTGTCATTATATCTGTTAATTTTTTAAAATATTTTTTCCAATGTGTGTCAGTAAATACTTTATGTAAGTTAGAAGTAGTTTGTTTACCTGATTTTAATTTATCAGAATGAGGATGTTTATTAAAATTTTTTACCAAATCTTTTTTTATTTTTTTAAAATCTTCTTCTGCCATAAAATTTTTAATATTAATATATTGATTATGATTCCAATTATTAAACATTTTATTTATATGGATACCCATACACCCACATTACCAAAGAATATCTTGTACCTTTAGTTACTGGTTTTACTTTATGCCATAAATAAGATGGAAATACTATAATAGTGCCTCTAGTCCTAATTTCTTTAACTACAGTTTCAACATCAGATTTAGCCGAGTTTCTAAATTGAAAACAAAAGTCTCCACCTTCATAATCTTTTTTATCTGATAGACAAACAACTAAAGATAGTTTTCTTATTTTTCCTTTTGTTTTTTCTGATCCAAATTGTTTTCCATTTCCAACATCATTGTGCCAAGTGTAATGTTGGTTTTTTTTATATTTTGTAAATTGAATAGGTTCTGCCCAGTCTACTTGATGTTTCCACCCAGACATTTCATTAGCAGTATTAAGATATGGAAAAAGTAAATTATATAGCCATTGTTCGTCTATAAAAGAAACATAAGAATCTCTGTCTTTTTTTAAATTCTTTTTTTGTTTTTTATTTAAAGTTTTAAATTTGTCTTGAGAAAAATTTCCAGTTCTCGCTGTTATTAATTTGGATTGTTGTCCTACTTTTATAATTTTATTACAAACTTTAGGCGTTAAAGCGCTAGCAAAATACCAATAAAGGTTTTCGTAATGAACCATAATCTTTCTTTTCTTTTTTACTGTATATCTTTTTATTCTATTAAAATCCAAGTATTATTACTTGGATTCCAGTAATAATTTTGATTATCCTCTCTATTTAAATTTTCCCATCTTTGTTCAGCGTCATTCCATTCTGCAACATTTGCATAAACATCTTGTTCACTTCCGTCAGAATTAGTAAAAGTAGGGTTTCCTATTGTATTAGGTTTTGCAACAGGTGGAACCCATACATCATTTGTATCATCCCATGTCCAAGATTGAAAAGGTTGCATAGAAACAAATTTATTTTTATCTTCTTTCCAAACAGCTCCAATTGCTTGAACTCCTATTAAATCTTTATATTCGCCCTCACCAAATAATTTAACGCAATGCTCTTGGGTGTCCATATCATCAATCATAAATATTTCACTACAAACTTTTAATTGCACACCTACATTAAAAGGATCTTGTTGTGACACAACTTTTGCTACTTTTTTATAAATTTCAGATCCTCTTGACATATTAAAAAACTATAGTTCCAGATACGTTAAATATTGCAAGTGTAGCTCCACCATCCGTTGCTGTTGAATTTGATCCAGGTGATACTGTTAACGAAGTTCCTGTTGGATCTCTTAAAATAACATTACCAGTTCCTCCTGATCCGCCATCTCTTGCAGGTGATCCTCCCGGGCCGCCGCCTCCGCCGCCGCCTTGGCCGTTTCCGCCTGATTGAGTTTGACCATCACTTCGGCCACCAGCATTTCCTCCTCCGCCAGCGCCTCCACTTTTAACACCAGATGCATTGGAACCTCCAGCTCCGCCGCCAGCTCTAGTTACAGACGATCCTGTAATTGAGTTTGCAGTTCCTGCTCCTCCTGGGCCACCATTTTGAGGGCCAGATCCGTTAGGTCCTACAGCGCCAGCTCCGCCGCCTCCGCCGCCAGAATTATTTCCGCCGCCGTTTCCGCCGTCATTACCTTCAGCAGGTGAAAAGCCTCCTGCGTTTCCTTCTCCGCCAGTACCGTTTAGAGCACCTCCGCCACCGGAGCCTCCAGGATTTCCATTAACACTAGGTGGTCCTCCACCTCCTCCCCCTGTAGAGAGAATAGTTCCTGCTTGTGAATTAAGTCCGTCTTGTCCTTTTGTTAAAGCAGGATCTGGAGAATCATTATCTCCGCCAGCTCCACCAGTTCCAACTGTAATAGTTGCTCCTGATTCTACTGTTACTTTAGTTCCTCCAGGAAAAGATGTTCTGTGACCGCCGCCGCCTCCGCCGCCGCCATCATCGACCCCTCCGCCGCCGCCACCAGCGACTAATAAAAAATCAAAATCTAAAGTTTTTTTGGCATCTCCTCCGCCAAATCCTAATATTTTATATCCAAATGAACTCACGTGTTTCTCCTATTACGAGTCGTTAGCAGCACTTGTAGTAAAGAATAATTTAATACCTAATAGTTTTGCATCGGCTGTTAAACTATCTGCTGACACGTCTCTTGAAATTTGAAAAAATACATACTCATCTGCACCAGGTGAACCTGCAATAGTTACTGCTCCACTTTCTGCTGCAACTGCTAAATCGTTTGCTGTTCCACTCATAGCTTTTGCTGTTGCAACAACTTGTGTTCCAAAAGCAGTATTTAAGTCTCCGTTATCAGCTAAAGCTACACCAGATAATCCCCATGCAGTGGTTCCAGTGTTTGTTGAGTTAGCTGTAAAAAATGCTTGAAAAGTTACTGTGCCTGCATTCCATGATTTAGGAAAGGCAACAGCAAACTGTGCAAATTCATCTGAGTCTTTATCGAAATCTAAAGACTTTAATTCTGGACCATTTGATAATTCTGTTTGAGCAAGATCTGCACAACCGCTTGTAGTGTTAGGGTACATAGCAGTTGCTGGAACCCAAATAGTTTCTTTACCTGCAATCTTAATTGCACCAGTAGCGTCCGAAGCGTCTACTGCTTTAGCAATTCCAGTTCCATTAGGAGCTATAGTTATATCTCCATTAGCTGCATCTGTAATTGTAATTGTACCTGAGTTAGTTCCTGAGTTTGTGTCTAAGACAAGGTCGTGTGCACCACTTGTTGTTAAAGTCGCTGCAGCAGCACCTGTACCTATTCTAGTTTCTCCTGAACCTTTTGGTTTAATATGAACATCAACGTTAGTTTCTCCACTTGCGCCTATGATTGGTGGGTTTCCAGTTGCTGCGTTAGTTATTTCTAATTCATTAACTGCTGAAGATGTTGTTTGAAATATTACTTGTTCGTTTCCATTTGCATCTGCAATAAAACCTGCGTCTGCAATTTTTGGAGCTGTTAAAGTTTTGTTTGTTAAAGTATCTGTTGATGCAGCAGTTATAAAACCTGTATCATCAATATCTGGGTTAGTTCCATCGTTAGCAGTTGCATAAACTAATTTAACCGCTCCTGGAGCAACAGTTACACTGTCTCCTGAACCTGATACATATTTAAATACTACGTTCTGTGATCCACTTGTTGAATTTTTTAAAATATAAAAATCTTGAACATCGATAGGTATAGTAACATTTCTTGATCCTGTAAGTGATCCTGTAAATTCTATAACTCTGTGTGCAAGAGTTGCACCTGTTCCACCATCAGTTACTGCAAGATCTGTATCTCCAGAATCAGAAACTGCTTGTGTTGTGAAACCACCAGCTATTTGCTCTATAAGTTGTAAATTTGTATTAGTTTTATTTCCCCATTGACCAGCATTTTCACCGGTCGCTTGAAGTTCTATACCTAAGGGCGTAAATGTTGATGCCATAATTTTCTCCTATGCGACGTCACTATATGTTATATTTGTACCTGTTGCAACATCAGAATACGAAATATTTGAACCTGTGTCAACGTCTTGATATGCCTGTATTCCAAAGCCTGTTGATGTTCCAAATCCTGCCACAGAAACTGTTACTTCTTGTCCAGTTAAACCCATAACATCTTCTGGTGCGATAGATCCTACAGATAATGTAGCTGACACACCAGATATTCCTACTACATCTGCAGGAGCAATACTTCCAACAGATGAAGTAATACTAAAACTAGGTATATTTATTATAGGGTTTGTGGTAATTAAAATATCTCCTAAAGTGATATCTATTTGCTGTCCAGTTAAACCCATGACATCTGCTGGAGAAATTGATCCAACAGAACTTGTAATATCTAGTCCAGTTAAGCCCATTACATCTGCAGGAGTGAGTGATCCAACACTTACAGTTGCTGGTTGACCTGTTAATGTTCCAGTAAAATCTGATTTTGCTAAAGGTGATCCAACAGAACTTGTAATATCTAGTCCAGTTAGTCCCATTACGTCTGCAGGAGTTAAATTAAATATACCCCAACTACTATTGCCCCACGTGCCTTCGTTCCAAGCCGAAGCTCCAAGAGAAGATAATATTTGAGTTGGCGCTTCTATTTCTACAGTTACTCCTGAGATACCCCAGTTTTCAACGCCCCAACCGTCTTGTCCCCAACCAGTATTTATTTCAGCTGTTATAGTTGGAGAACCTACACTAAGAGTAGCTGATATACCCGTAAGACTAACAGTCTCATTTGAAAGATCATTCCACTCACCATCGTTCCAAGCTTTAGCACCCCAACCAGTTGCAAAAGGATCAGTTGTTCCCCAACGACCAGTATTCCAGGTTGTGCCTGATTGGTTCCAAGTGTTTGCCATAAGGAGGGCCTCCTTATGCTAATCTTATGATTGCGTTAGTTGCGTCTGCTGTAGGGAATTGAATTGTAAAAGTTCCACTTGTTACAGTTTTATCTGCACCAAAGGCAACCACAGCGACCGCTTTATTTGATTTATCTGAATTATAAATTAAACATCCGTTTGCTGTAAAAGAAGCATTTGTAAAACTAGCGTTAGCAAAATCACAAACTGCTGTTGATGAATCTAATGTTGGTGTTACACTTGTAAGAGACACACCTCCAGACGTATAAGCCGTTCCAGATGAATTTGTAATCTCATTAGATGAATTAAAAGCTGTAGTCCCTGCTCCTAATGTTGCAGAGCTAGTAAATAAAGCTAATTTAAAAGTATCTCCAGTTGTAGCTGTAAAGTTGTGTGTTCCAACTAAAAGCTCTTGTTTAAAACTATTACATATTGCCGATGTTATTGCCATAATTTATCTCCTACGGGTTCACTGATCTTACCGGTATTCGAACAGTGCCATCTGTATAGTCATCTCTTCTTCGTCTACCGACTTGCTCATTAGCAAACTTCTGTACCTCTTGTTTATATTTATTTTCGTATAAAGTCAACATATCTATAGGTCCTTTTAAAAAACCATACGTCTCTGATAAACAGCAATATAATAGCCCATTTGGAAAGTTAAGACTAATATAATTAGTGTCATTATTTTCTAATAAAACAGGCATAAAATTAAAGTGTATTCTAAATTTGTATGCTTGATCTGGAGTAGGAGCTAAAGCTATACGTCCTGAAGTAGTGTCAGACTCCCCTGTTGCTCCTCCATACATAGCATAATATTTAGGTTTACCTCTTTTTGAGGACTCAGTAGAGGGTACATACTCTTGTAAATATGTATAATCTTTTTTTTCTAAATATGAATTAGCACCTGTTACAGCCGATGTAGAATCGTAAACTTGTATACTTCTTACAAACAAACAACCAGCTGGAGCGTTAAATTGATCTTGGCCTACAACCATTGAACCTGTTTGTTGTTTTCTATCTGCATCAATAGGAACCTCTCTCATTATTCTATACTGTGCATTTAAAATAATATTTTCTAATACAGCGTCTGTTAAAACATTAGAATCAACCTCAGTATAACTTCTAATTTGTGTTTTTAATCCTGATGCGCTTAATCCTGCCATTATACTATTCCTGCAACCTCTCTACAAATAGGACAACTTTTTTTGTGTCTATTGTGTGTTCCACATTTTACTGCTTTTCCATTTTCATCTGTGTACAATGGAACTTCTGGTTTTGGAACGTGTAAATATAATTCTTCGTGCTCATCTATGTCATCACATTTACAAGCTTTAATACCAAATAAGTTACATATAAAATTTTTTATTTTTTTAATCATGCCGTTACTGTCACTGGTCCTGCAGACGCAAAACCCCCTCCTCCTGTTTCAGTTATACTAGATGTTGTAGCCGTTGCAAAGGTATAATTATCATCGTCTACTTTAGTAATTGAATATCCCGTAGCTAAATTTATTGTTGCTGCAGCCACACCTCCAACAACATTTGCATCCCTAAATCTAACAGTGTCACTTGTTGACCTACCATGATTTGGTTCATTTACAGATATAGTAGTTGATCCTGAAGTTGTTGTAAAAGCATTTAAAGGTAAAATATTAGGAACAGCTGTTTCTATTCTATCAGGTCTTACATGTCGTAAAGATATAGAATCACCATTCATAGGTTTTGGTTCTAATTGTGGTTGTTTTGGTTCAAATTCTGATACGTGCACAAAAGCACCATTCCATTCTCTAACCATTTCTTTGTATGGAAACTCCATACCAGATCTATCTGATATTGCTTTTGCGTATTTACCTGTTGCGTATTTTGCCATTATGCTCCTGGGTAATATGCTTTAGGGGTAATGTGTGTGCTAGATGCAGAACCATCTTCTGCTAAGGCTCTTGCAAACTCATCCTCATAAGCAAGTTTTGTTGTTTGAACCATTTGTGGCATATATTTCATTGATAAATAATATGCTAGTCCAGATACCATACAAGGAACAAACCTAAATGGAACATCTGTTGCATTTGTATAATCTCCAGCATCTTGTATTCTTTTTATAAAATAAAAATGCATATCTTTAGATGCATTAGTTGAATCTGGTGTTGGATAAATATGTATTCTAACTCTATCAATAAGTCTTTCTACCCAATATTGATTTGGTGTTCCTTTTGATAATTTGTTAGAAAAACCTGCGTAAGTAGATCTATCTACTTTAGTCATCGGACTATCTGATTGTGTTGTTTGAGTTCTGTTTGATCTTAGTTGTGCTTCAAGGACATCGGACATTCCAAAGATACCATTAGTAGGAGTAGTAACAGCACTTGTGCCATCACCACTAGCTCTGAAAAAATCATAATCTGATTGACCTTCAATTAAATCCATGTTGGTTTCATCAATTTCCCAATAATGAATACCTCTGTTACCCCATTCTTGAAGTAATATATTTAAAGTTCTTCTAGCGTTTTTTAATTGATAACCAGCAACGTTTTGCTGACCTATTCTTTCAAAAGCCTCTTCTATTATTTCATCAATAGCAAAAGTTTTATCAAAAGTTGTTGTCCCCGAGGTGGTGTTAGCCATTTAACCTCCTATCCATCAAAGAATGTCGTAACACTTACTGCTGTTCCTGCTGGAATATCTATGAAAGCTCCTGCATCAAATAACACTCCATCATCAGGTATGTATGGATCAATATAATCTTTTGTAGTTGTTGCAACTTGAAAAGAAAATAAAGACGTTCCTGTTACTGGTGATGTATTGAAGTAAGATATATTTCCCACAGTTCCGCCAGTCGTAATGTGCATTCCTCTGACTCTTGTTCTACCAGCAGTTAATACAGCTTGTCCACCTGTGGTTCCCGCAGCGTTTCCAACTGAAGTATTTGTTCCAACTGTGCCACTAGTAGCTATTTGAGTAACCGTGTTAAAAAACTTAGTACCTGTTACTGTGTTTGCGTTTGGTCCAGTTATTGCTTCTGATAACGAATTACCTGCAATATCTGTTCCTGTTACTGTAAAAGTAACCCCAGAAATATCTGCTCCTGAAGTTAAAGTTAGTAAACATGCTTGGTCTGTTTGATGAAACGCACCTGTTCCAGCTGCCGCTGTTAAACTTAAATTAGCGGCTCCACTTGTAGTTTGCAATGCAGCTACTGATGCTGTTGCAGCAGATAAACTGTTTAAAAATGTTTTACTTTTTACGTCTGTTGACATTTGTTTCTCCTTAAAATTAAATGTGGGGCCGAAGCCCCACACTAATTATTTATTATTCAAAAACGTTTCTACTACAAGAAATGTAATGAACATTTACTGCTTCAGCTGCCGCTGCACCTGCCTCTATACCAACGTATGGAATAAAGTCCACATCGTTAGTTAAAGCTCCAGTTTTTTGAGCTTGAGTTCCAGGTTGAACTTCAGTCACTGCAGTACCACCTGTGCTTCCAGATGTAGTTGTTACATTGTACTGAATACCATTTATAAAAATTGTAGCTTTTCTGTCGCTATCAATTTTAATTTTTAAATGATAAGGCGTATTTGCTGCAACAGTTACTGGTATTTGACTGATAAAATCAGTTCCACCAATACTGTGTATGAAGTGCCATTTAGTAAAATCAGTGAAAGACTCTGAGTTAGTAGCGTCCGTCTGAAATTTAAAATACACTTGATCATCATCAGTTGCAACTAATTGATCATTAGTTAATTTTAAACCAGCCCAAGTTTTTTGATTGTCAATTGCTGGTAACATGATTGATGTTTCCCACTCAACTGAGTTTTCAGTTCCCCATTTAACACCTGTCCAAGCTGATTGGTTAGTGTCAAGATGTGGAGCTATGATAGCTTGGTCTTGATCTGCGCCAGCAGTTGTCGCTAAGACACCTGCTGATGTACTTGGAAAAGTAACCAGTGCAGTTGTCATATTAGTTCCAAGTGCTTCAAAGTTTCTGTTAGCTGCTCTAGCTACTTCAACTGTGTAAGCTTGGTCAATGTCTGCATTAAGAGCTGGTCTTTGATAGAAAGGCTCACAAAGATAATATCTTCTTGCATCGTGCAATCCAAAATCTTGTGTTCTATCTTGGAATTTTCCAGTAGTAGTGTTTTTTGATGTTAATTCAAAACCGTTCTCTACTCTAACCGGTCCTGAAAACGTAGTATTTGCCATAATTATATCCTCCTAGTTTTCCGAACATAGTCTCTAGGCCGCCGACTGCATGCGTCTATGTTCTAATTAATTATGCAGTGATAAATTTATATACTAGTTTTTAGTAGAGCGCAAGAGGGCCTGTAATGTGAATGAGATTTATTCAACGATGTAGCTTTTTATTAAGTAGCTACAGAAACTTGAGGAGCAGCATCGTCTATTTTATTTTGCGCATTAGCTTTTTCTGCTTCTGCTAATTTGATCTGGCTAATTACTTCTCTGACTTTTCTGTCAATCTTAACCATATCCAGAGTATATCTACCCTGTTTAAGATGCTCCTGCTCCCATTGAAGATCTAGTCCCTTCTTTTGTGTGTAAAGGGTCTCCAGATGTTGCATTATCGCCTCCATTAATAACCTCCTCATAGGTTATTCTGTTTACTCTTGGATCCATCATTTCTCCAAGATACTCCCATTTTATATCAGATTTTCCTAATCTGTCAATGATAGCATTTTCTATGCCTTCTGCGGAGTCTTCCGATTCTACTATAAAATCTGCGTGATATTTGTAAGCGTGTATTAAAACTCTGAATTTTTTCATTTTCTCACCGTTGATAATAAATGGGGCCGTTTTAAGGCGGCCCCATAAATTTTATTGATTATGCACCTTCTACGCCAAAGATACCTCTGAAGTCAGATACTCCAAATGAGTATCTTTCTCTAGCTTTGTATCTTACGTTTCCAGTATCGAAGTCACCTTCCATTGCAGTTGTCAATGGAGCTCTTGTGAACATTTTCATACCATTTGGTACGTCTGTCAAGATATAGAACGAATCTGAATCTGTTAGGTAATTGTTCACTCTATAACCTTGAGGAACCATACCCATAGATACGATTGCGTTGATATCGTTGTCAGCTGTTCCAGTTCTACCTTGAGATTTTAATAATCTCTCAGCTGTGAACTGATTCTCCGAAGGAACTATCATTTTTAGTCCTCTAGCTGCAATTCTAAGTCCTCTCTCATCAGTCATTTTAGAGATGTCAATCATAGATTGCTCTAAAGATGTCTCATTAAGATCCGCTTGTGTAGATAATGTATTCTTCACATCTGGACCTGTAAGAGTAGGGTGGTCTGTAGCAAATAATGCTTTTCCATCCCCAGACTTAAATGTGCCAGTTGAAGGTAATCCATTGATTAATAACTCAACAGATTTTACTTGCTTAGCATTACTCATAGATCTTGCTAAAGCTTTTGTGTATCTAGCAGAAAGTCTGTCGTAGAGATTATCTTCGATAGCTTCCTCTGTGATAGCAAATGCTAAAGCTACAGTCTCGTGAGTGTATCTAGCAGTGTAAGTTTCCTGTGCATCATCAAATGATACTCCAGCACCTTCACCTTTTACTTGTGCATTTCCAAAACCAGATAACATTACTTCTTCTTCAAAAGCTCTGTCACTGTTTTCGTTAGTATAAATTTCAGCATGCTGATTTTCATACCTTTTGTATTCCAAGCCGAACAGTGCGTTCAAACCTGGCTCTAGTTCTTTGACTAGTTGTGATCGTGATATTGCCATTTTTGTTCTCCTATTCTAGCTATTAGTTATACAAATTAGCAGCCGAGTTAATTACAACTACAACGTTTGCGCCTACTGCTGTTAAGTCTTCATTGTCTGGATCTTCTGCAGATCTTACAACTCTGAACATATGTGTTTCAGCAAGAGCGCCAACATCTAAAGTTATTGTTGACTGACCGTCTTTTGCGTTTGTTGCTGTAAAGTCATTACAATTACCACACTGACCTTTTATAGCCTGTGTGACTTCTGCATCTGCTTTACATACATACTCTTGGAAAGGATCGTCATTAACGAAACCTATACCATTTGTGCTTCCAGTGTTTGGATTAGTTGCAAAACGTTGTCCTGCTGCAACTGAGTTAGCAAACGTTGGTTTACCTGTTGTGTTATCTACGAAGAATGCTCCGTTAAATACTCCAACAAGAGATGCGTCTGTACCAGCCGCATAGTCTAAACCACCTGCTCCGCCGTCATCAGTTGTGTCAAAAGACATGTCTTGCAAGAAACCTTGGTCTCCACTTCCATCTTCAAGTGCTACCGGGTTTCCTTTAAAAAGCCCAACACCAGTGTTGTCTTTGATATCGTATTTAGATTGACCACTGATAGCAGGTGTATTTCCTACTCTCATAGCCGCCTTAAATCCGAAACCACTTGTGCTTCTATTAGCCATGTTGTTTCTCCTTATGTACCTGCCCCTAAGGGCCTCCAGTACGGTTGATTGTATCGATGATATTTAAAATTATTTTTTCGTACCACCGAAGGTTACACGGGATTGCCTCTCAACATTGATAGGCATCCTATTATCCTGCTCCTTCATTAGATCGTTTGCTACTGCTTCGCTTCGTTCTTCATGACGTTTAGTCATGTATTCCTGACGTTGCTTCGCGATCTCGACAGGTACCTTCGCAAGAAGAAGGCCGCCAACCCCAATCACTCCCTTGTATCGACCTTCGTCGATGACTGGATAATCCGATGCATTCTCAACTTCTTCGGCACGAACTAGTTCATAACCTTCACGTTGTCGTGACGTTATGTTAGTTGTATCTTGGAAGCCTTGTACTTCAGCTCTTATCCATCTATACCTGAATCCATCAGGTGCAGGGGGTGCATCTAGAGATGATGGTGGAACCCACACTTTAGGCCTTTCAGACTTTGACCGTGTTTGGTTCGCACGAGAAGTATTTTTATTTTTTTCCATTTTACGCTCCTTCCGTGTTTTTTAACTGTTTTGCGTACTCTTCGAGTGGCACACCTAATTTTTTCGCTATTGCGACTTGAGACGATGTGAGTCTCACTTGTTTGCGACCAGGCTTTACGCTTCTTTTAGCAGAAGCCACTGTCTGAACAGGGGCGGTCGATTGCTTGTTATCAGTATTACCAAATTTATGCGGAAAGTCAAGTTTGATTCTTTTATCAACTTCTGCATAATACTCATCAGAGCTAGGATCATACCCTTCTTTTTCAGTAAGATCCTTATGTATTTCAAATGCAGTATATGTCATTGCTCTATCAGTTCCAAACCATGCGTTTTTTGCAGCCCATGCTTCAGCTTTTGGATCCGTATTTATTGGATCATCTGTTTGAGGAATGTTAACATTACCACCTTGAGATAAGTTTGTTACAGGTTTTTCATCTGCAACGGGTTGATTTAATTTAGCTTGTTCAAGTTTTGCATTCTCGAATGCGAGTGTTGCAATTCTTTTATTAGCTTCAACTTGAGCATTTGCATCTCCAGATTGTATCGCTGCAGCCAATTCTTTTTGTGCAGCTTCTAAGCCAGCTTGAATACTTGTCTCAAATTTTTTAACATACTGAGAATCTGTTTCTTTAAACTTCTTCTCTAGTTTTATTCTAGATTCTTCTACACCTTTAGCGTATTGTAAAGCAGCTTGTTCTCTTCGTTCTGCTTCTCTCATCTTACGAGTTAATTTCGCAATACGAGACTGAACACCTTTACTGTATTCTTCTAGTTTACTATCATCTTCTTTTGTTTCTTTTTCCTCTAATTTAGTTTCTCTTTCATTTTCAAATGTTTTATCTGTTTCTTGTTCCGTTGTTTCTGGCTGTTCTATTACAGCGTCATCTTTCTTTTCTTCGATTTCTATATCTGCACCGGGACCCGATGTATCTATATCAACCATTTTCTTTTCTTCTTCTGGCATAGCTTACTCCTTCCTATGTTTAAAACTCATGCAAGATGTCCTCTGGACTATCAATTGTTGCTAACACTTCATCGTCGTTTAGCAGACGCATTTCTCCACCATCTATTTTGATTCGACTACCTGCATATCGTGCAAACATAACCCAATCTTTCTCCTTGCACCATGGACCTTCAGGATACCTCTCTTTATCCTTATAACACTGCGGACCCATAGCCATTACTAGACCAACCTGTGATGCAACTTGCTGTCTCTCTAAAGTATTTTCAGCTAATATTACTCCACCCTTAGTTTTTTCCTTCATCTTAAAAGGTAAAACTAAAAGTCTCCATCCAGTTGGTTTTGGTAATTTTGGTTCTTCTTTTGTAGGTTCTACACCAACTAGTTTATTGTTTGGTGTTAATATCGATGACTGTTGCTTTTTCATTTTGCTCCTTATCTTCTAGCAGGTTAGAGAGTTCCTGTTTCGTGGCTTCTAAGCCGTTAATTTGTCCTATTATATACTTATAATTTTCCATACTGTCAACACTTCCTGATGTTATTGTAACAGATAATGCCTCTAATCTAGTATTTATAAATTTAAGTAGTCTTCTTATGACGTTTTCTAATTGCATCTTTTCCTTTCTTAGCAATGGATGCAACTTGGCTTTTACCCATAACTTTAGCCCGTTGTTCCATAACTGTTAATATTTGTATTTTGCGTGCAAAGGGTTTACTTACACGTTTTACTTTTGCAACAGTTGCTCTTGCATCTGCTGGTGTTGCAAATTTTATACGGACAGTATCTCTAGGATTCTCGTCCGTATAAAGTCTTCGGCCAGAGCCTTTAGGTTTTTTACCCGTTCCTTTTTTTGGATCGGCCACCTATAACTCCTTGTAATGTTTTAGCTTGACCAGCATGTGTCTTAGATGCTTTTTTCAAACCTTTAATTACTTTCTTTATTTTTGCTTTGGCTTTTTTCATTATGCCTTCTTCTTTTTCATCTTAGCTTTTTTCTTTTTAGCCATGACGAATTTTTTTAATTGTGGTGGTATAGAACCTTTTTTCATTCCAGGTCTTTGCATCATCATACCGCCACCCATTTTTGCTTTTCTCATGTTAACACTTCCATCTTCTGCGAGCCTGTCTTAGTCTTGAATTAGGATCTTTTGCGGCTTTAGGAAACTTCTTCATTTGTCCTGCGCTTCTTGCACAAAATGATTTACGTCTTTTAGCAGCTTTAGATCCTGGTTTGACTTTGCCAGTGACCGCTGTTTTTAGTTTTGAGCCGGGATTTGCTCTTCGATATGCAGCCACTCCGGCCCTTGTCATGCCTGCACCTTTTTCCGTTGGACGGAAATTCTTTTTATTTCTTTTGGGCATTACGTCACCACCTCTTTTTAGAGCTGATCTGCCATCAGGAAAATTTCCATAATACTGTTTTGGTTCACCAAATCTTTGTCCGTAATCATTTCTAGACATACATCGATCTCCTTGCCATAAAACCACCACCCATAGCTTTTGTTCTTTTTGCAAATGTTTTAACATTTGTTGGTTTGCCACCAACTCCCTGTGCTACTGCTCTTTTTCTTTTTACAGCTGATCTTCTTTGACCTTCACTCATACGTCTAGCTTTTGCAAGTGGGACACATTTTGGATACTTACGTTTTGCATCTGCTTTCTGTTTTGATCTTCCACATTTTGAAAAAGATCCATCCTTCTTTTTACTTCCTATGTCTACCCACTTTTGGGCAAACCATTTATCTAAACCGTTTTTAGCCATTAGGAATTCTTTCCGACAGCCTGTCTGTTCATTCCTTTTTTACAGATTCCACCACCTTTTAGACCCTGTCTTTTTAATCTTGCAGTTGCTTCCATTAATCCACCTTCAGCTTTGCTGCCTCTAAAATCTTTTCTCTTTACACCAGATGGATCTTTAATTTTACCCGCACAGATTTTGCTGGCATATGCGTTCGCGTATGCACTGGGATATACCTTGAATTTTCTTTTTGCTGCTGCTTTACCTCTAGGACATAGTTTAGTCATTATTTCCTCGCTGTTTGTTTTGCACGTTTAAAGTCAGATGCTTTTGGTGCACCTTTAGCACCTTTTTTACGCATCTTACCACCACGTTTTCTTTTAGCATGTATATTTGCATATAAACCTTTTCCAGCCATTATATAATTTTTTTCTTTGGTTTTTTCTTACCGTTGATAACACCTCTACCTTTTAAGATATCAGCAAATGTAACTTTACCATCTCCTGTTAAATCAGGAAACTTTTTTTTCTTCTCAGCATCGCCACCTTTTTTAGCCTGCATTCTAATGTTTTGTTTTTGTTTTTCTTTTTTAATTTTTTTCTTTGGACCAAAAACTTCAGCTATTTTTTGCACGTTTGATTTTTTTGCAAACGGATTAGGTGTTCCTTTTTTATAACCAACTCTACCACCTTTAGCTTTTGAATCTACAATTTTAGATATTTTTTCTTTAAATTTAGAAAGTGGATTTTTTGTTTTAACATCTATTTTACCTTCAGGACTAAGCACTGATAGTATTTCATCTCTACTTTTAATTTGTTTATCTGCAATATCTTTTTTCTTTTTTAAATTTTTTGCAATTTTAGGTACGACCATTTCGTATGCATATTTTGATGTTTTTTTAAACATTATTTTTTTCCTCCATTACGGAATATTTGTGTACCCTTTATACCATAAATGCTCGCCACGACAAGGATCCAAAGATTTGTGAACCAGCTCGGGAGCTGCGAGAACATATCGAAGAACAATTTTACCTTGTCCATCGCTGTTGGGTCATCCGATATCACTGCCCAAGCGAGTACCAACACGGGCAAACTAAGAATTATCAAAACTGCCTCGTCTTTCCAGTCCGATTGTCTAGCCTCTAACAATTTTCCCTGGTAAGCTTCGTCACCTCGGGCCATACGTTCAGCATGCATTAATTGTGCATCTGACATTGCCATTTTTGTCTTCTGCTTGTTAGCGTAAATTTTACTTCCTGCAGAGACGGCTAATTTTATCGCCGATAACCACATATTAGTACGCTTTAGAGTTTCTTTTCTTTTCTGCTAACATTCTTTTCTGACCGCCAACTGGCATTTCAGGTTTTCCTGTAGCAATATAATTAAAAGCTTGGTCAGCAGTTGTTTTAGATCTAGGATCTACCTCAATACTTTGCTCTGCAACCTTAACTTCTTTTATTTTGTCTAGTTTTTGCATTTATGCTCCTTTTTTTACACCTTTTATAACACCTTTGTTCTTAGATGCATAGAATATCTTTTCACCCTTCTTTTTACCGTACTGTTTTTTCATGGATTTCATAATTTTTTTACCTTTTTTGTTTAATGGCATTAATTATCCTCCGTAATAACCGCTGCCTGCTGCACTCCGGTCTTTGCAAGGCTAACTCCAGCTCTTAATTTAGCTAAATCTTCGTTTTGATCCATTTTATCCTCTGCAATCTCGCCTTGTTGCATCAATCTTGCTCTTGCAAGGTCAATTTGAGCTTCATCATTGTCTCTTTTTCGCTCATTTTCCATCGCACGAAGGTCAACCTCACGTGATTTTAGTTTTAAAAGAGGATCATTGTCAAATTGTGAGGTAATTTTCTTTTCTTCCTTCATAAATTCCTCAGTCATTTCTGCAATTAATACAGATTTTCTTGATTCAATCTGATTTGTTAAGGCTTGTAGCTGTTGTTGGATGTTTGGATCCATGGCAGCTTGTTGTTGCATCAACATCATCTGTTGCATTTGCTCTCTAAACTCTAATTGTACCTGTTCTTGTGCCATTAGACTAATATGCTCTAAAATATTTTTTTGTATTGCAGCCATAACCGCAGGATTATTTCTAACAATATTAGTCGACATAAAATTTAAGTGTGCAGTTATGTGTGCTCTGTGGTCTTGGCCAGGAAAAGCTTGAAATGGTTTTCCTGCTAAAGCATTTATGTGTTCTAAACTTGGATCCATAGGTGCAGTTGGTGCTGGTGGTGGTAGAACTGCGTCTACATTTTTAACACCAATCGCTTCATACATGTTTCTGTAAACTTGATACAAGTTGTGTATCTGTGGGTTTGATGTTGCAAGTTGTAATTGTGTTTGTGCTAAGGTCACTCTTTGTGACATAGAAAATATATTTGGATCTGCAACAGGAACAATATCTATTCTGTTATCAAAGTCTGCTTGTTTAATATTTCTTGCACCGCCTACAACATCGTATGGATATTCTGGTGGTAAATATTGTGATACAACTGTTGACAATAATTTAAATTCATCTCTCATAGCTGCATAACATCTTTTGTGTATTGCGCTCATAACTCTTGAACCACGTTCTAATAATGCTATTGTTGTTCCAACAGCAGCACCTTGATTACCATCACCTACTTGCATATCAGCAATAGCTGCAAATCTTTGTCCTGCTTGCACAACAATACCTAATAAATTTAATAATGTTTGAGATGGTTCTTTGTATGGTAATGGAAAGAATGCATCACGTAATGATCCACCCGGAGCATCAACATCTTTAAACTCACCTGGCTGTATTGGTGCTGCTTCGTCTCTAACTCTAACGCCTCTTTGTTTAAATCCTGCAGGTAAATTAGATAATGTTCCTGCATCTAATAATTGACGGAGAGCCGCCGTTGCCGTACGACTCAATCCGCCAATCATGTGAATGAGTCCAAAGCCATAAAATCCTAGTCCTGGCAGAAATTTAAAATGGACAAAATATTGGATCTTATTTTTCTTTAGATCATTGGGCGCATAGTTTCTCTTGATTGAGAGAACTATTCGGCTGCCTTCTTCTACAGTTACTATGTAGGGCAATTTTATTCCTGTTGGTTGTCCGTCAGCACCAACTTCTTCAAAACCTTCTAAGTCTAAATTAACATGACACTCTAGCAAAGTGTATACTGGTTCTTGTTTACCAGTTTTTTTAGTGCCATCTAATTCACGTTCTTTTTTTTCTAAATCATTTTTTTCAACATTACCTGGGGGCCCTAATTCTACATCTCTATAGAATCCATTGACCTGTTGTTTTCTTAATTCATTTTCAGATATTTTAATTACGTGTATTACAGATTCCGCATCATCAATACTTGTTGCTGTATATGGCACAACTAATTCATCTGCTGGTACAAATTTAGAAACTACTCTACCCATAGGTACATCATAGTAAACTTTTTTAAATGTAGATCCTGCGAGTGGTAAATGAAATAACATAGAATCAAACTCTGATTCATATTCTTTCATTTCATCCATGATTAAATAATTCATGTAATCTTTTACTCGTTGTGCCTGTAATTCTGTTTGTGGATTTTTAATCCCTATGATTTGAGTTCTTACTGGCCCATCTGACGGTAATAATTCTTTGTAGGCCTGAGCTTGAAATTGTGTAACTGCTTCTGCTAACACTGGGTGTGTTGCACCTGAAGCTCCCTGAAATGGTTCTGTTCTATTTTCGTATTTAAATCCTAAAAGATCTAAACCTTCTGTATAAGATCTTTCCCAGTCTTTTCTAGAAGCTTTATAGTCCATGTAGTTTTGAACCATTTCATTTCCAACTGGTTCTAAAACATCGTCTGGTAAAATATCTGCTAAGTTATCAAAGTGTGCTTCTGTGCCCGGTATGTTTATAGCTCCCGGTTCAAAGTCAATTGTTGCACCACCATCTTCTTCTGGTACTACTTCAACTGGTCCTTTTAATTCTTCTGGTTCCTGAACTTCAACTTCTTGTTGCACCTCTTCTTCTGAAGGCACCTCAAGTTTTGTTCTAGTGTTCGGGAGTCCTTTGTCTATTTCTGCCATTTATTACTCCTTTATCTTCATAGCACGTTTAAACAGTCCTGACAACCCTTGTGAATCAGGATTCATGTTTTCTAGCATAGCTCCTGAGGGATCACCAGCCTGTTTTGCAATACCGCCACCAGCTAGTTTAGAAACACCACCTGCCTCTGCTATTGCACCTATACCTGCATCTTCTAGTATTTTATCATATCCACCAAGGATATTTACCGTTTCATCAACAGGCAAATTTTGTTCTTCTAAATACTTGTTTATTTTTTCTGGAGTTAACATATCTCCTTCTTCTATTCTTTTTTGAATTTGCATGTCTATTGCTCTTTTACTAGATGGAACAAACTTAGGTGCGTTAATTACAGATAATTTTTCTTGAGCATCTACTAACGCATCATAGTATGCCTTGTCTTTAATTTTTAAATCCATTGGTTTTTCAAAACCACTTATTAATTTTTCTGCTCTACTTAATTTTCCAGATCTATATTTATCTTTTATCTCGGCTTGTTTTTCATCTATTTTTTTTCTTAAAGCTTCGCTTTCATCTGGAATATAATCAGAATCGCCAACGCCAAAAAGTCCAGTTTGATAATTATCTTTTAGTCTTTGTAATTGTTTTACAGCTTCGTTTTTATCATTAATTAATTCTTGTTGGTCTAACACATACTCAACTTTATCTTTATCTGTAGCTGCACCTATAAGTTCTTCTCTTACACCTTCATCATAACTTTTCATAAGTCCAAGTCCTCTAAGTGGTGCAGTTAAATAAGATTTACGCAAAGCTTGCATTGTTGATTCTCCCTCACTAACTACTTTATCAAAACCTAACGCTGCCTCTAAAAATACTTCACTAACTACGCCTGTTTTAAATAAAGCTCTTGCACCTTTTGATCCAAAGTTTTTAAGTTTGTTTCCAAGTCTACTCGCTTCACCCGCACTCGCTGCACCTGTTCTTACTTTAGTAATTTCATTTCTCATACCAGTAACAGCTTCGTCTACTGAGCAAGTTCCAACTGTGCCACCGTTTGCTTTTGCGTTTGGGCAAAACTTCATAAGCTGTTTGTATAATGGCGTGCCTGGTTTAAGGTCTTCTGTTAATGGAACACCTTCTGTTTTTATTGCAACTCCTTTTTGAGTGGCTATGTCTGTTATATTTTTTTTAGCAGGTTCGCTTAACGCATCAAAATTTTTAACATATTTTGATGCATCTAATTTTTGTCCACGTTCACTTACAATTATAGGAGTATCAACTTTATATTTTTTTTGAAAAGCCTTAGATACTTTATTAAAATCATCTATGTCTGATGTATTAGCTGTACCATCTAATACTTTTGGAAGTAATCTACTAAATGGTCCATCTATAATTAAGCCTTTTCTAGAATTTATTTTTTTATTTATTACTTGAGTTAATTCAGTGTAGCCAGGTGCATTTTCAAATGTAGCTGCTATACCCACAACTTCATCTAAATTAAACAGATCAGTATCAATTACTTTTAATATATTAGTCCTTAACGTTTGTAATTTTTGACCTTTTGTTTTTAATAATTTATCTCTTATATTTAGTTTTGATCTCCTTAACTCTTCACTAGCAAATTTTCCCCATTGGTTTTGTGAGGGAAACTCTGATAGAATTTCGTCTAACAGTCCTCCTTGAGGGGGGATAAGTCCAGGCACTTCTCTAAACCCTAATAAAAATTCTTGATATCTAATTAAATCTTGAGCTATCATTCTGACTGCATCGTCAGTGCTGTTTCCGTAAATTAATCGTGCAAGCTCTCTTACGTTATTGATATCCGTTGCATCTGTTTGTGCTATTCTATGAATAGCTTTTACAGCTCTATCAAAAGGCACTTTCTTTTCTAGTTTTTTAGTTACAGTAAGTTCCTCTGCTTTTTTAATTTTATTTTCAACGATTTCTTCAGTTGCACCATAAACCATTTTAGTGCTTTGTCCCGCAGATCCTGAAGGAACTTGTGCTTTAAATTTTGCATTCGCCGGTATGTCTGGATTTTTTTTATAATCTCTAGGTTCTACCTCCCTGACCACTTTATAAATTTTTCTAGGGTTGTCGTCCGTATATTTTCTTTGAGAAGTTTCTGTAAATTTTCCTGGTGGTACTTTTTTAATTATACCATCTTTAATAGCTTTAGTTATTATTCTACCTACTACAGATTGGTTGACTCCTAATTGTTTTGCAATGTAAGTTCTACCGCCTTCTCCTTTAGAGTAAGTATTTAAAATTTGTTTAATTTTATCTACATTTAAAACAGTTTTGTTTGGGCCATCAGCTAAAGCTGCTGGTGTAAAATATGTTGGAAATAGTTTTTTTATTTTTGCATCAGTAAGATCGACTCCGTCTTTTAACGCTAGCCTTGAGCTAGACTCAAGATACTGTTTCATCTGTCTATATTGCGGAGGTGTAAGTGACATTATTCTCCTAACATTCTAGCGAGACCACCAGATGCTTTTTTAATTGATGGAATATTATCTGACACTTCATCTACGATTTCTTTTTTAGTTATTTCATTTATTTCATCAGCACCTGCCATAGTTCCGTCTTGATCAAACTCTACTCTGTATTCATCATACTCATCTGCTGGTGTTCCTTTTGTAGATTCATCACCTCTTCCTTTTTTATAATCCATAACAGTTCTATTGTTAATAACATCGTACGTTTCTTCGCCAGAAGAAGCCATACCGGGTCTATCTTTTATAATTTGCATATCACCTGTTCCAATATCTTCAGTTAATGTATACTCATCACCATTCTTACCTGTATAATAATATTCATTTACTCTTTCTTGAGGTTTGACTTTTGATTCTTTACCTAAAAGTTTAATTTTTTCTGCTAAACTAAAAAAATATCCTGGTGGCTCCGTGTTAGGAACAACTTTACTTATATCTTTTGCAACTTTCGCTGTCTTAGCAGGTTTTAAAAATTTACCAACAATGGGTAGTGTTGCAAGACCGCCCATAATTTTCATAAACGTTCTTCTGTCCATACCATCTTTTAAACCAATACGTCCCCCTTCTGCAAAACGTTTCAAAAGTCTAAATTTAATTTCAGGTTTACCTGTCTCTATATTATACATTAAAGTTGCACCAAAACCTTCACCATCTTTATTAATACCTAATCCAATATCTCTGCTTTTAGATCCGCCCTCACCTAAAAATAATTCTTGACCATCTTTTTCAATTCTAGTTCTACCCTTTCCGTATTGAAACTTTCCTAACAAATCTATTTTTTGAGATATTGGTATGTCTGCATTTACAATGGCATCAAGTGTTTCACTATCCATTGTAATACCTTTTGGTGCACCTGGAATTTGTTGTTTACCTGATTTAGATCCTGAAGCTTGAATATCAATAAAGTCAGACAACTTTGGTCCATCTTTATAACCAATACGACCACCATCTGCTTTCTTATCCATGTAAATATTTTCGTGTACACTTAATAACATTTTTTCTAAAAACTCTGGGTCGTCTTTGTATTTCTCTTTGTACTCTTGAGAGATCTCTTTAAACATTTTATCTTGTTGTTCTTTTTTCTGTTCCTCATTCATATTCTTTAACATTTTTTTTAATTGATTAGTTACTAAAGCACCACTAGCAGCAATAGGTATAACCTCTGATGCTACTTCTAATTCTTTTCCTGCCTGCATTCTTTCTTTTATACTTTTGTTATATTTTTTAGCGGCTTCAAGCGGACTGTTCTCACTTAAAAATTTTAAAAATCTTGGACCAAGACCTTGAGCAAAACCTATACGTCCACCTGTTGCAGACTTTAATCTATCTTTTGCAAGCTTGCTTTCAATATCTAACATTGTATCATCAAATTCTGGATCTCCTTTTTTTGGAAACTTAAATTGTGGATTTTTTTCCATGGATTTTTGAAGCTCTCTGTATTCTTCTATTAATTTTTGTAGTTGTCTATTTTTTCTATTTTTTTCAGTATTGCCAACCAGTGTTTTTAAAAAAGTTCTTCTTCCCGAGAAAAGTCCTGCTTTAAATCCTGCACGTCCACCTTTTGCTAATCCTTCGATTAATGGATCACCACGTTTTATCGTATCTAAAACTTCAGTATAACTCATGCCATAGTTATCCATAACGTATGGAATCTGGCCCATCTTTCCAGACTTCATCATTGTCTGAATATCTTTATCAGTTGCGTTGCCATATTTTTTAAAGTCAGAAATTGTTTTTTCTACATTATAATCTATCTCTCTTTCCTTAGCCATTTTTTTAATACCCATCTCTTCGTCAAATTTTGCTCTCATTGCAAGTGGTATTGCTTCTTCTCCAGAAACATTTTTTCCCATTCCAAACTTTTTCATTAACGCAAACTCTCTTGCTATATCAGGATCTTTTAACACTTGATTTGCTATGCCTCTAAAATCACCCTTGTCTGTAGCTTCTTTTATATTGTCAAAAGGACTTGGCATTTTATCTGTAATATCTATGACATTATCGTTAGTGATTGTTTTTGCCTTTGCTGCAGTGGACTGGTTAATAAAAGCCATAGCTTCATTCATGGCTCCTTCTGACTTAATAGCGTTTGGGTTAATACCGTTTTCAATAAGAAGCTGTCTTAACATGCCTTCTTGAAAGTCTACTTTTTGAGTATTTGGTATTACCATAATACCCTCATCAGTTGCTTTCATTAAATTTTTTCTAGCGTAGTTTCTAATAAAGTTGACTTTTGCCATTAATAATAATTCCTTTTACGTTGATCGATTTTTTCTTCGACATAGTCTTCAGGGTGTCCGATCAGACCGCCCTGTCTGAATCGCATGATCGCTTGGGTTGTGCTATCAACCAAGTCGTCATGATCACCATAAGGAAACGCAGCGCATTCTTCAATGACTTCTTCTGCGAATTTCTGCTCAGGCGCCCATATCATACCAGATTCAAATAAAGGTGCAACCGCATTCACACGAGCATGCTTGTCGTTGCCTTTTGATGGGGTAAAGTTGATTACCGGTATATCCATTTTTCTTAGCTCGTATGTTAAAGGTAAACCTGATGCTTTTGCCTCCACGATAACAGATTCAGGCTTCCAGTAGGTATATTGTTCAAGGGCCAATCTCCGTAGTTCAGGGAACTCGTATCTACCTTTGATGGCATCGAGAAGTATAAGATTGGCCCCACTATCCTCATCAGGATAAAATATACCCCATGTGGTGATAGCTGAATAGTCTGCTGTTTCTTTTTTTAAGAAAGCTGTATCGTAAGATTGTATGACGTGTTGTAGTTGTGGAATATTCTCATTAGTATAAGTCCTCCACCACTCACGTTTTAATATTGCACCTTCTTCACTAGTTGGTTGTTGCATCCACTGTGCGTTCCATTTAGCAACGGGTAGAGTTGCTTTGACCTTTTCTAATTCATCTTGCTTCCAATACTCAGGCCACACTGGTCCGTGATCCATGAGCGCTGGAAATTCAACCACGTGCCACTGATCAGCTTTTACTTCTGCTTGGTTTTTAACCAACATACCTGTTAAATCTTTTGTCGACCATCTAGTCATGACCAGCACGATCTTACCGCCTGGTTGTAAACGCTGACGTGGACCTGATGTATACCACTCGTAAGCTGACTCTAGTGCTTTACCTGACATTGCATCTTGTTCCGAGTGTGGGTCATCTATAATTAATAAATCTGCACCACGTCCTGTGATCGCACCACCTACACCAGCTGCGAAGTATTCACCACCTTGCGAAGTCTCCCAACGTCCTGCTGCTTTAGAGTCTTCTTGTAAAGTTGTTTGAAAAATTTTTCCGTAGTCTTCTCTGTCGATTAAATTTTTTGCTTTACGACCAAATCGTATTGCTAGTTCTGCCGTGTGTGTTGCTTGAATAATCTTGAGCTTTGGATCACGGCCCACCATCCAAGCCGGAAGTAAGAATGAGGCGAACTCCGACTTAGTATGTCTCGGGGGCATATTAATTATTAGTCGGTTTATTTCACCCGTAGCTAATTTATTAAATTTTTCTGCAATGTGTCTGTGGTGGGACCCCTCTACAAAATCAGGCCATACACACTTTACAAAAGACAGAAAGTCATTCTTTGCTTTATTCTGTATCTGCTTTTCAGCGTGCATGACTTGAAGTTTTTTGAAGGTTTTCCTGACATCTGCAGGTAATTTTTCTATATTTACCTTATTCAAGTCCATGGTACCAATATGTTTTCAGTATACATGAATGTCTAAATTATGCAATACAACCTGTAGTAGTGGGACCCCTTTTTACAAAAAGGGGTGATAGGGTCAAAAAAAGTTTGGATTTTTGGATTTGGTCTGGGACCCCTGACGCGTTAGCGCCAGGGGTGTTCATATGATGGCGTGGCGCGCCTGGCGCCACAACCTATAGTTGATGCATTTACTGCATACAACTATTAATCTAGTAATGTCATGTATGCGCTAGCATTCATCTTACCAAACTTATGTAAACCCTTTTGCACAGTTTTATAGTCCTCATCTATTTCTGCCTGTTTAATCATAATGTATAACTTATATTCTTCTGGAGTTAACATTGTTGATTGACCAGAAAAAGGGTTCGTTGTTTTAATTGTTCTTTCTGTCATAATATATATCCTACATTATCCTTTATGCGTTGTCAACCTCTTTTATTCTTGTTCTTGTAAAAGAATAATTGCCCCAATTACTTTGGATTGTTTCTTTTACAGGGTCCTCGATTGATGTTTCTAGCGCCTCGGTCCTTGGATATAACTGCACAAATTCTTCTATATGTTTTTTAATAAAATCATGCATACAAGTTTGGTCGCAAAAATATTTCCATATGGAATTGGCTCTATAATTATTCAATGCAATCTTAACTGTTCTTAAAACTTTAGAGCCTTTGACACCACGAACCCTTGTGGTTGTCGCTCGTTTATGGCAACTTGGACCATGGCACCAGACATAATCTGTCATTAGTGCCTTACTTTCCACGCAGTATTGGCAGTTCTATAACCATGTGCGTCTAGATCATAGTAAACATAATAAGGCACACCTTTTTTAGATGTTCCATATCTGCTTTTTTCGTCGTGCTTTCCTCGTCTTGTTATGTGCTTTTTGTGCTTGTTAGCCCAATAAGTTATATAAAATGTTTTAGTCATTTATGCCTTTCTGTTATGGGACTATCCTATATTATAGGATAGCCCCTGTCAAGTGTTAATTTACACTTTGTTGCATTTGTTTTCTTGCAATAGCGATTTTTTGATCTCTAGTTAAGACCTCCTTATCCTCCAAAAGACTAGCCAAATTTTCTGGGCTATAAATTGAAAGTGCCATTGAACTACTTTCGTTCATCATTGTTTCATTTAAAACAACTCCGACTTTATCTGCAAGTGCTTTTGCTTGATCGAATGTTCTATAAGATTTCAAACCTAATCTTAAAGTTTTCATTTTGCTCTCAACATAATTATACATTTGTTCATGTTCTTTAATTACATTGTCAGCACTAGCACGATACATCTTAAAAAATTCCAAAGTGTTTTCATCAACTTTGAATTGTCTTGAACGACAATAAGATGTTCCAATTACCCAAAGTTTAAAATCATTTTCCCATTTTGCAACAGGGGTAATTACAGATTTGTCATCATTTGATGATGAATTAAAACCCAAAAATTTATTTACTGCACTCTCATCATTATAATATTTTGGATTTCTTTTTGAGTAATCATTATCAATAGATAAATGAAAATCTGGGTTCAAACCTTTTGCTTTCATTTCATCACGATAATATGCTCTTGCAAAATTTCTACCCATGTCAAACCTTACATGAACTTCATCATCTGCTTGATACTCTTTACCATTGTCATCAACTTGAGTTATTGGCATTTGAACATTGAAACAATTATCATGGTATAACTCGCCACCACTAGAATTGTATTTAGAAATCATCTTTCTAATTGTATCAATATCCTCCTGTGGTTGATGAAACCTTACGACTTTATCAATAGCAACTTTTGCTTTCTCTCGCATAATGTCGTATTGTTCTTTTGCCTGTATCAATTTATCTTTTACTTTATCCTCGTAAAAAGATTGAAATTGATCTGCAATTACTTTTCGTTTTTCTGCGTTAAGTGTTATCTTTCTTTCTTTAGTCATGCTACCTCTTTCTGTATTTGTGTTTGTTCATACTTGACTAAAGTATAAATAACACTATCTTTTTTATTTATTAACTTATACCCTTGCAACATATCAGTCGCTTTGTCAATGTCATTTGTAAAATTACAAACTTCATAAATACTGTCAAAGCCTTTGAATGTTGTTTCTTTTATTATTAAGTACATAGTCATATTTTTTCCTTTCATATTAATTATTTTTAATTTATCACTTGACAATAGGATTGTCAAGTATTATATTGGATTAATTAATTTAATTTACTTGTTTAGACAATTAAATTAATGGGACAACTTCTGGTTGTGGTGTAAAGTAGATTGAAAGAGATCCAAACACACGCACAGCTAGAACTGATCCCTGATCCATTGGTGACGGTAAAGGCTATAGCACACTGACCTACCCAATGGATCTGGGATCAGCTGCAAGCGTCAAGCCTCAAGCTTGACAAATAAAGAATAAAGGATTATATAGGAGAAATGGATACTAAAACAGCATTAAAGATTATAGGCGGCAGCCTGAGCAAGCCTTCAAAGATGCCGGGCTGGTCAATTGGTTTACCTGCCAAAGAATGCAAGACAGGCGCAAAGCTTCAGAAGGTCCCGGGCAGCGTATGCTTCGACTGCTATGCATTAAAAGGCTGTTACGTCTTCAAGGTTGTTCAGGATGCACAGTATCGGAGGCTGGCCGCGATCAAGTCACCGCAATGGGTTGAAGCCATGGCGCACCTGATCAACAGTAAAAAGCCGGATGTATTTAGATGGCATGATTCAGGAGATGTCCAGGATCTGGATCATCTTAAAAAAATTTATGAAGTCTGCAGGTTAACACCTTCAAAGCGTCACTGGTTACCGACCCGTGAAGCATGGATCAAGGACCACCTGACAGACAAGCCCAACAATTTAGTCATACGATTTAGTGCGCCCATGGTTGACCAGCGGGCGCCTGCTTCGTGGCCTAACAGCTCAAGCGTCATCACCAAAGACCACCCATGGTTTGGTGCAACATCTAAAGCGTGTCCAGCTTCAGAACAAAACAATGAATGCAGAGACTGTCGAGCGTGTTGGGATCCTGAAATAAGAAATATTTCTTACTGGGCTCATTGACATGTGGAGACACCCAAAATATTATAAAGAATTACGTAAGCGTAATAAACTGGATCAGGCTATTAGTCATGCTAACTCAACGCGTGGGCCTAGCGACGTACGTCCTGATCCGGGCCCCAAGCAACAAGCTTCAAGCACCAAGCTCCGTGAGCAACAAGCGACAAGCGTCAAGCCCTGAGGCACAAGCTTCAAGCGCCAAGCCACAAGCAACAAGCTCGCGTACCTTGGACCCTGGAAAAAGTTTCAAGCACCTCTGATCAAGGCTCTCTACTAAGATAAAACTGTTCTGTGGATGCTTCACATGAAACGCAATTTGATGTGGAGAAAGACGAACTTTGTTACTCTTCGTAACTTTAAGCTCTACAGTGAAAAAGGTGCCATAATCATTATAGCCCAATAGATCAGGAGTACCGGAAAGACTAAGATTTTCAAGTCTAATCCACGATATTTCTGGTATAGATTTTTTAATTTTTGCATATAATTTTCGCTCGGGTTTCAAGGTAACTAATGCTTTCTAATTAGGTGTGTTAGGAGCGATAATTATCTTTTCTCTCGTAGGTTTGAATACAACACGAATAGCACTTTGTCCAATTATATTTGACTCTTGCACTTCAATTCTTTTTATCTCTTCAAGGTGTCCATTGACTTCCATAAAGATACGAGCGTTAGAAACTCCGTTTCCTCTTTTGCCATTAGTAAATTGGTCTAAGTATTCCTGTAGATGTTTAACAAACATTATTGACTTTATAGGATAGTTACCTTAAATTGTCAATCATGGGATTACCAAAAAGACTTACAGAAATGCAAATGAGATTCGCTGAGTATTATGTATATGGGGACGAAAATGGACCTATGACTAAAACAGAAGCAGCTATCAAAGCTGGATATAGCCCGAAGAGAGCTAGACAAGAAGGATCAGAACTAACAAATCCAAAACTATCTCCGCTTGTTGTTAAGTACATGGGAGAACTAAGAGAAGAAAGACTTAAAAAACATGAAGTAACTTATGAAGGCCACGTTGCAGAATTAGCAAGACTTAGAGAGGCCGCTTTAAAAAAAGGATCATTCTCTTCAGCAGTGAATGCGGAAGCAAACAGAGGAAAAGCAGCAGGATTATACATAGATAGGAAGATAATAAAAACAGGAAAGTTAGAGGACCTATCAGAACAAGAGCTAGAAGCAAAGATGAAACAGATATTAGACGACTACGGACAGTTAATAAACGTGACTCCATCTACAACTTCTGAATCTTCTTTACCCAAGCCCGAGGAATCATCGTCCGATCCCCAAACGTAATTCCATCTTCATCTTTATCGTAAGAGGCAAAGAGTTTTATTGATTTGTTATCTTTAGAATATAACCAACCTTCATTAACAGGTCTTGCTAATTTCATTCTATCAAACTCTTTATCAGTAGCCCAGCCCGAGTCACTGACACAGTCAATCCACTCCACTCGAACTCTCGGATAAGGTATATCGGGAGATACATCAGTTGCGATTCTTTTTCGTCTTTTCCTAGGCATAATATCTTATAATACAGGTCTCCGACTCTTTACAGGTTATAATTGGACCACATCGAATTT